CTTTGATAAATCTTCATTGATAATCTTCTGAATTTGGTCTTTATTTTCAGAATATCATCTTCGCAAATATTTCTTTGTTGTTGGCTGTAAGTTGTTCACAAATTCACGAACTTTTGCATATTTTACATCACTTCATACAACAACCATTCATCTTTGAATTCTATTGAAATCTGTTGAAATGCTTTTTCTTAATGTTCATCATCTCCTTTTCTTATTGCTTGGCGTTGGTGGGTAATTTTCACGTCTTCGAACTGGTGCGTTCTGTTTCGCTTTGTTCTGAATCAATAATGCAATGTCTGTAAGTATTGTTTGAACAGCTGACGATACAGATTTATCAAGATTCTCAACTTTATCTCGGTCGCCATTGAATGTGATGTCCATTAGTTTCAATTGCTTTCTACAATAAATGATTTGTAATACTTTCTCTTTGCTCAATCTCGATGTTCAACACTATTTACTATGTAAGAAATACTATCGCATACTACTTTATCTCCAACTTCTACTTGCTTATCTGAATACATCTTTTTTGTCTTCAAAAAAGCTTCTCAAACAATTCAGTCTTTTGTGCTTACTGGCTGAATATTACAAGCAAACAAGATTCAAGTTTCTGAATAGCTTGATACCATATTTTCATTAGTGATATATTTGTATAGATATGCTTTCTTGTTGTATAATATGCTCATTGATTTAGATTGGCAAATTAAAGTTCTTATATTTGTTTAGAAGTGTTGAAAAGCTGAAATATTGGTCATCTGGTGTCAATGTTCAGTTGCTTCAAGTCTTACTTCCGAATGTGATTGATTCATCTCATAATCTATAAGATTGAACTCATTCGTAATTATGTTCTTGTCGCATTCAGCTTGCTAACATCATTTCCATTAGTTTCAAATCATCTGGAATAGTTTGATATCAAGCTGTATATTCGATTTCAGCCATTCACCAATCATTCAAAGCTATTTTCTTACAAATTATTCTTCTGTCATAGATAACAAGATAATCTGTTCACTTTACTCGTGGCGTTGCTTCTCAATTGATTTTATCAATGCTTACAACTGGCTTATTCTTCAAATAGAATTCAAGTCATCTTGGTGAATCATATATTCATCTTGATTCAATAGTTTGTTTCTGTGTTCATAGAGAAAAACTATCTACTCAACAAAGATTGTTCAACTTCTCATTTGCTGAATTCAAGAATGATGTCAAAAGTGTATCTTGACTCGTATCTGATTCGTCCATTCATAGATAGGCTTTGAATTGTGCAAGTGTTGAATAGCTCATTATGATTGTTTCTTACTAAATTATTTCTTTTTGCTGACTTTCTTTTCAGCTTTCTTTTCTTCTTTTGCTTCTTCTTGAACTTCTTCTCGGTGGCTTCCATATGCTCTTAATAAGTATTCAGCCATTGATTTATCAAACTCGTGTTTTTCTCACTTCTTGATTTCTACTCAATCAACGAGTTCATCTTCAAGAATTGCTTTTAATATTTTCTTCTCCATTTCTTGTTTAGATATTGATATAAAGTTCTTTGGAAGAACACCATATTGCAGATGTTCTTCCATTGAATTTATGCTATAATGAAACATTTACTCCAAGTCCAACTGTCTTTCCAAGTCCAGCTTTGTTGTTTACAATAGCGAATCAGAATTCCATAGTTGCAACGATTTTGATTCCTTTTCCAAGAACACGTCCAACTTCGATTTGTAAAGGTTTTCCGAAACCATACTGAATAGCTGGCTTATAAACACAAGCGAAACTTCCTTTTGTATTATCAGAAGATGTAGCTGAAACAACTCCTGTTGAATCAGTCTTTGCTGGGAAGTTCTTTGCAACTAATACATCTATATTCCAGATTTTAGCCAAAACACCAGTTGATATTGTTGCGTTTGGTCAGAATTTGTCCATAGTAATCAATTCAGACAAAGCTAATGATTTGCTATAAACATTGCTTGGCTCAATGAATAATAAGTCATTTAATTCAGCTTGATATCTTGGGTCAAGAACATCTTTAACTGCAAGATATTGTGCAGATGTAAGAGTTCCAACAGAAATAGCTGTATTTGCGATTCCAACTTTTCTGATTCCATTATCTTGCTGTGCGTAGTAAGCAGTTGCTGAATATGTTCAGTTTACATTTCCAGTTGTTGCACTATCTCCATTGATTATTACAGCGTCAATAGTTTCACCAGCACTTCTGTTTACTCTTTCTCTAATGATAGCTTCTAATCTATCAGTAGCATAAGTAAGTTCTCTATCAGATACATCAACAGTAGTGATGAATTGTCATTGAGAAATAACTACTTTATCAGTCATTGGTCAATTATTAGCTGGTGTAAGACTTCCAGCACCAGTTGTCCATTCAGTATTTCATTGGAATAAGTTTGCTTCTCCAATTACTGGAACAACTTCTGAAATAGCCATATTGTTTCCGTGATTTCAAGGAAGTAATGGCAATAATCTTGAATAGTTTCCTAACATATCAAGTAAAGGGTCTGCTACTACATTAGTAGGAATTAATTCAGCTCAAAAGTTTGTAGCTCACGTGTTCATAACTTCGTTTGCTTTTGCTTCTTCTTCTACTTCTGGCTTTTCTACAACTTCTTCTTTTACGAAGATTTTTGCTTGTTTTCTTGCTTCTGCAATAAGGTCTTTGAAGTTCATTTGTAATTAAAATACGAAATAAAGATTATAAAGATTTGATGATTGACGCAATGTCAAAGTATCATCATTTTTTAAGTGGTCTTTTATATTGAAGTCCACTATTGACTGGTGTATTCTTTACAGCAGTCGCCATTCTATCAATAGTTTCTAATGATTCAGCGAAAAGCTTCGTCATTTGTTCAACTTTTGATTCAAGTGATTTGATTTGCTCATCTTTCATTGCAAGCTTATCATCAAATGATTTCGTAAGCTGTGCGATTTTAGACTCAAAATCGAATCATTTTTGTGATTCTACTTCCATTGATTTAGTTTCAACGATTTCTTCATCGTGTTTTTCAACGACTTCAACATCGTTTGATTCAGTTTCAGAATCATTTTCAGAACTTTCTTCAACTTCTGCTTCATCACTTATTTCAGAATTTTCATCTGCTCAATTGATTTCGTTGATTTCTTTAATTGTGTCTTCTTCCATTAAAGAATCATCAACCTTTGTTTCTACTTCTTCTACTTCTTCTGAATTTATAGTTTCTACTACTCATTCTTTCTTATCGTCTGCTTCTTCGCAAATCTCTTTTGCTTCAACTTCTTCGTTTGGGCGTTCTTCTGTTTCTTCTATTTCTTCTGACTCAATTTCTTCTGATTTTTCTTCTTCTTGAACATCTGCTCATTCTTCAACAGCTTCTTCTGTCTGCTCACTTTCTGCAACAGTCTGAACTGATGTTTCTTCTTCTTTTTCTTCGCTTTCTTCTTCTACAACTTCTTCTTCTGATTCTTCTTCGTGTTCTTCTACTTCAAGCAAATCTTCAATAGACTTACTCAATGCGTATGGGTTCATTGGAACAGAAACAACACTTATCTCGTAAAGCTCTAAATCTTTAATGATGTTTGTCATATCATATGTTCAATCTGCAAGCTCACGAACATCAGTATCATAATCTTTTACTGAATATCAGATTGAGAAAGCTCTTAATACTCCATTCTTGATTAAGTCCATTACTCAATCAGTATTCTGTGATATCTTGGCTTTGATAAATAATCAGTTGTCATCAATATTAGCTTCTTCAACAATTCCAATTGGCTTGTCCATTTTATGTTGAAGCAAAACAATTGGGTTTGTCATATATCTTTCTAATGCTGATTGAAAAGCTTTTGGCTCAACAACATCTCATCATCTGTCTTTGTCTTTTGTTGAAGCATATCAGCTTATCTCAACAGCTCAATCTTCTGTTTCTTTCACAGATTTTGTTTCTCGAAGTGATTGGAAGTATCACTTGTCTTTTACTAATTTGAACTTCTTCATTGTTCTTTTGTAAGATATAAATCTATTTTGCTCTACGGTATAGAATTGTGCAACGACAATTTGGTCATCAAGGTGGAATGGCAACTCATACACTTGGGTATGTATAGTCAACACTCACTCGTCATAATTCTTCACATTCACGATGTTCTGGTCTTACTCTTGAATCGTGGCAAGTTTCTCGTTTCTTCTCCATAGGAATTCACACATCACTCAACTGTTTAATTGGCTGATAGTTTCAATATTCATATGCTTTTCATATTTCTGTAATCGCTATGGTATTAGCACGTCATTTTCAGAACAACACTTCACTTTTCTTTTCTATTTCTTTTGCAACTTCATCAACTGTCAGATTATTATCGATTCAATTCTTCAATATTTCTATTACATCGTGCTTCGTTGTATGGCTTATACTTCATTTGTAATCTGATAGCTCTAATTCTCATCGATAATTCTCATAATTACTTATTACATCTTCATAGTATCTGAATCAATTTTCTTTCAATAACGGCTCTAATAATCTATAACTTCTCTTATATCACTTCTCGACTGACTTTTTTATCTGTGGCTTCATTGAATCAATCATATCATATATTCACATACTTCTTCGGAATCATCATAACGGCTCATTGTTCTCTATGTCAAATCGGTCTTTCTTTTCTCTATATATATGCACGTGTTCATTGTTTAGCTTGTTTCGTGTAAGTTCTATATTGTATTTGTAGTTCTCATATAAGTCTTTTAGATGTGCTTGTAAGAATTCACTTTGTTTCTTGAATGATTTTTCGATTATCGTTCTGATTTTGATTTCTCTACGTAAGAGTCTTCTGTAATCTGCTGAAACGCTCATCGATTATGCTTCATCAAGTGATAAAACTGGGTCAAGGGCAACATCTTCAAGCAATACAACGTTTCTCGATACAAGCAACTTATCTGCATTCTCATCATCTATCTTTTGGAATCATCTTTCAATTCTTGCTTCATTGATTGTCATTATTCAGCATTGAACATCTTTTCTTAATCATTCCATTCGCTCTTGTGTTTCTTCAAGCTGTTCTCAATCAGCTTTTACTCGAATCTTTTTCCGTAAGTCTGGTCTGAACATTTCAAGCAACTTATTCAATATATGCTCAAAGTCTGATTCAAGTGGTCTTAATGTTCACTCTATGAATGCTTTTCTTTGCGTTTGTCAGTTTGAATAATTCACATCTTCTACATATCACAATTCTGTTTTAGGAACTCCAAAGACTGCTGATATCTTTTCTGTTGTAAGATGTCTTTGATTGATGAATTCCATATCTCTTGGTGAAAGTGATATTGTCTTTATCTCTTTTATTCATCAAGCAATAAGTGTTTTATGCTGATTATTGCTTCACTTGTATTGTGCTTCAAATTGGTCTTTCGCATTCTGCATTTCTTCTGGTGTCATATTGTCATCAAGAACAAGCAAAGCTGACGGTATTGCTGAATTCTGATAGAATGAATAGTTTGTTTTCTGTGCTTCAAGGTCTGCAAGTGCGTCATATATACATCAGCTCAATACTCACATTCAATCTGCTTGATTATGAACAGAATCTTCTCGTTTGAAGTATGCTATTTCTCTTGGTGAATATCTTTCTTCACGTCAATCTGATGAAACTGTGAAATATTGTATTACTCCATATTCATTGACTGTCTTACTTACCATTCTTGAATCAACAACATCAAATCAGATAGCTATTCATCAATCATTATAAACTGGCAAAAAGTATAGTTCTCACGATAGCATATAATTCTTGTATAGCTCTTTCTTCCATTTAAGAAAAGTAGGTGCTTGAAATAATCAATACACTTCATCTGTAATGATATTGTTCTCTATTGTCTTTCTTTGATTATCTTGTAGGTATATTCAGTTTCTTGCAACTCAATTAGAAATTTTTTGAATAGCTTGGCGAATATCTCCATTGTATTCGTAAAGTGTATAATATGTATTCAAATCAAGTGAATAGTCGTTCTTTAATAATGAAGATAGACTTCTTAAACTATTTCAAGAAAAAGACTTTGTTTGAATTCATAAAGTCTTTGCAACTATGCTTTTGATTTTTTCTGCGAATCACATTCAGCTGTTTGTGATATAAATATCATTGTCTGCATTATAATCACAAATAGCGAATAAACATAATTATTAAGAAAAAAGCAAGTATCTAACTTGCTTTCTTTTCTTCGTTTAATTTGAAGTCTATTGTTGGAATGTTCTCTATCTTTACTTCGATGATATCAAAGCAATCTGGAAGCTCAATTTTTTCTGGAAGCTTGTATTCATATCAACACTTCTCTTTGGCTTCTGATAACATATCAACATACCAATTATAAGTCTTTACGAATTGAACAAACTTGTCTTGAAACTCATTAGCATTCTTTACACAATCACGCATTCCATTACACAACTGCATAAGATAATTGAATTGCTTGTCAATGCTCATTGTTTCTTCAAGATGTCTGTCTTCTTCGACCTTGAATGTAAATTCATCGACTTTGGTGTAAGTTCTTTCTGACATTATATTATAATAGAATATAAAACACTAATCTGATTCGAACAATCAAGGGTCAAGATTGTCTTTCTTGTTCTGTATATGCTTTCGAAATTCAAACAACGAGATTTCTGTTGTATATCTTTCTGTTTCTGATTCTTCATTCACTTTTGATAGAAACTGAATGATTTGATTCTCACATATTACAACTTCCATTGCTTCTGCTTTCTGTTGTGGTGAATATCGACTGCTTTTTCTTCTCATATCGATTAGAATGCTCAAATAAAAAAGCTCTTGTTTGTGCTTTGCATTGCTAATAGCATTGCGTCGATACGGTCATCGTGTTCTCCATTTGGGAACGATAACAATTGTTCTATCAATTTATCATTTCAATATCACGGTGCGAAATAGACTTTCTTGTCTTCAAATAATACTTGTTTCTCCATTAGTCTTGTTGTCTTGTCTTTGATAGTCTTATATTCTTGAACAGCCATTCACATTCTCTTGAATACATTCTTCAAGACTTGCTGATATGCGACTGTTTCAACTACAACTTTTTTTGCTTGATATTTTATATACATCTGATTCACTATGTTTGATGAAGCTCAAATGTCTTTCTCTTTTCAATTCAATCATATGCTTTCAAGATGATAGATTCTGTCTTGTATGAATCACGTTATATTGATTGCATATTCATCGCTTCATTCTTTTTCACTTACAGCTGGGTCAACTCATATCTGAATGTAATCGAACTTGTAATTCCTACACTCATTATCGTATTGAATCATATCTCTTGTAATGATGTGCTGTCATATCACATAAGGAACTAATAAATAGTTCTGACTAAATGATATGCTTCAAAGTCTTCTTCTTTCTGATTCAAGCGATGTGTATCTTCTATGTATATCACTTATTCATTCATTCAGCTTGTTCGCTTCTTCATCTGTTTCTACGAATCTATCTCGAACTATCTTGTTTTCTTTATCATAGATTGGTATTCTGATTATTGTTCGATTCTTATCATTTGCGATGTGTTCTCTAAATCTTGGAACTAATCAATCTTCGTATATCGTGTTTCATAAGAATATCATTTGAGTCTGATTTGTCGTTCATCATAATACTTCATTCAATAAGAACTCGAAATTCTTATCTATCTTCTTCTTGGAATCTGTGCTTGCAATTGTATCAACATCATCAAATATCAACAAGTCTGGTCTGAATTTTCAATCTGGTGCTGTATAGTTCTTTCATCTTGGTGATGTTCATAAAGACATCGCTCTAACATAACAATCGTTTTCTGTAATAAACTTATCGATTCTCTTTATTTTCTTCTGTCATTGCTTGATTGTATAATCTGGGTAATATAAGTTTCAATAATCTCTAACAAATCTTTCTCCTCAGTCTGTATCTCATATGAAGCTGTTCGCTATGTAAGTCAGATTTTCTTCTGCATTGTCTATCGTTTGGGCATATCGCATTATGTTTCTACGTTTCTTGTATGCTATACATCGGCTTACATACATCTGTGCAATAGTTGTTTTAGCACTTCATCTGAATCACTCTATGAATACATTCTTTCATTCTTCCAATGCTTGATAGATTTCCAACAAGCACGCTGGTGTATCGAATGTGTAATACTCCATAAAATAGAATTGGCAGAACTCGAAGAACTTTTGCTCATAGTATTTGTTTCTCAACAAGCTACTTTGCTTCATTATCTCTATTGCTTCATTGCGATTCATTGATAATATAAAATATAAATTGTCAATATGCTGTGTTTTTCGTTTCTGCTCGGAAGCGATTTTCTCTAATCAAGCTTTCTATCTATTTATTTGACTTTTGCTTATCTTGTGATTTTCACATCAACACATCTAACGCTTCTTTCTCATCATCTGTCAGTTCTGCTCTTTCATTCTTGATGTTTCAATCTACTTTCGATATGTTCGTTGGTAATCATCTTTCTGTTCTCGATATCTTTCGCATATTCATTATGTCGTTCGAATTCAGCTTCCTTTTCTTTTCTCATTTCTGTGCTGGTCTTCTGTCTTCTTCCATTTGCTTCTCCATTCGTTCAAGCATATCTTCATTCAACATCTCATATCTTCATACATTATCGCTTATCTCTTTCGCTGTTTCTTCTCATTTCTCTTTTAATGCTTGCTCATAGATTCTTCTTTTGAATTCTTTCTTCTCTTTCGTTCGTCATTTTGTCATCGTAGTTCGCTTCGAGTTGTATATCACTCAACTATCACTCAAAAATCATTTTACATCATCGAAATCTGAAAGCATAAACTCCATTTTGATTTTGTCATAATCTCGCTTTTGCTTTGGCATTTTCTTATCTTATCATATAAAGCTTAATATATGGGCAATAACATCAACAGTTCGTCAGTTTCATAACATCTTATATCTTTGTGTGTCGCTCACTCATTCAGTATAGTTATCTGGTAATGTTTGAAGTCTTTCACATTCAATGGGTGTCAGCTTTCTTATTCTATGCTTTTCTATCACACCATTTGGGTTGCTTGCTCTTAATGTATATGCTTTCTGACTTCCATAGCTGTTTCAGAAGTTTGGGCTGTTTCATATCTGTGTAGCACAAGGTATCTCAACTTCCTTTATCAACTTTATTGTATTACACATTGCTCAACAATGTGATGTAATTGCTCATATCTTTTCATCTGATTTTATGTTTAGGTGTTCTATTCATCTATCATTTCTTCACTTTCATCGGCGTAATAATTGATTCACTTGTTCTTCTGATAAGTAATATTTCTCATCTACTTTTTCTTCTAATACATCTTTCAATAAAATTCACTTATCTTTTGGCTGTGAAATGCCAGGTATATTCGTTCGGTATAATCTTTTTCTGTTCTGTGCTGACACCAAACTACTATTTATCTCAATCGGCTCTACTCACAATTCTCTACTGATTATATCTTGCCATTCTTTCTTCATTTTCACATTCTCCAACAAGAAATATCTCGGCTTCGTTTCTTTCAACACTCTTACATATTCGAAGAACAACTTACTTCTTGGGTCATCGAATGCTAATTTCTTTCAAGCTACGCTGAATCATTGACAAGGGCTTCATCATAATAGTAAGTCTATATCATACCCCCCCCCAACGATATTTTGAACATCTCATACTTCAATGATGTCTGGGTGATTCTTCTGTGCTATCTGTATTGCATATTTATCTATCTCACTCGCATAGTATTTATCTATCTTGATTCAAGCACGAAGTAAAGCTTCATATCAACAAGCGATTCAATCAAATAAGCTCAATATTTTCATTCTCTTGTTTATACATCTAAATGTTTTCTGCTTGCGATTGCTTTCACAAGCTTTTCGTAATTATCTATCATTTCTTCCAACTCGTATGTCTTTATTGAATACACGCTCTTATCATTCATCATTTCATCTACTTTTTTTATTCCATACATTTCTATCATTCGGCGTGTATATCTCATATAGTTTCAATTCAGTATCACATTACATCTCATACATCAAGCGTGGCAATTATCTTCATCAAATCTATATTTCAATACTCACCTACTTATGAAGTGCATATTCTGTGATTCTTTTCGATGTTTCTTTGCTCAACATAATGGGCAGATAACTATTCATTCAGAATCGCAATCACGAAGTCTGATGTATTTTGAGAATATATCATCAAGCTTCTCGATTGCTTTCTGTCTTGGTGTTTTTTCTGTCTTACGTTTTCTTGGCATAAAAAGAAAAAGCGATAGATAAATATGTGCGTATCAATCGCTCTACCAATTAGATATAACTTATGTCATCTATAAGCTATTGTAAAGTATGATAATTACAAATGAATTTTACAAAAAAGCAGACTTTTACATCTGCTTCTTTGCTTTTCTAACTAACACTCGATATTATGCAAATAACTTATGTATATTGTAAAGTATAACAATTACAAATATTCTCTAATATATTTCTGTAAATCTCAAACACGCAAATATTTGATAGAAAATCAGCGTTCTTTTGTTCTGCTGATATTATTATCTATTCTTACTGGAATATATCTCTTTCTGTTCTTTAATATCGTTGCTACATCTTTTCATTCCAGCCAAGCTATTTCTGTTGCTGAAAATCATTTAATCATTCCAATTTTCATCTACATATTTTGATATATAAAGTCTGATTTCTGATTCATTATCGTATATGTTTTCTGTATCTCGTTCTGCTCTATCGAATCGTGTATAGTATTCGATAATCTCTTTCACTTTCTGCTTCATAGGTCTATTCTTCTTCACGTTGATTTGTTCTTTTCGTTTAGAATCAAGATATTCTTGTAATGTCATAATCATTTCTCTTGTTTGATAAATCAACTAAATATACATTTCTTGATGATAATTACAAGCTTTTCATCTCTTTGACTAAATCTTCTTGAAGCTTCTCCATTCTTGCACAGTATTCTTTGTATTCATCTTCATACATTCATCTATCTTTTTCTGATATGTATCGTTCACATCATAGCTTTTCTAATATCTTCCAACAAGAGAAGAATAGCTCTTTCTTTTGCTCAACTTCTACGTTCTTTGGTAAGCTTGTTTCTGTGTATCGTTGCAAGTCTTCCAACATAAACTTCACATCTTCGCTATTTCTATCAAGTTCGTGAGATGTTCTAATATTGTGATGAATTCGATATAAGATGTGAGATAGATGTTCTGTTTCTGTGTAATCTTGTCGTCAAGTATTCTTTGGCTTCTTTCAGATTCCGAACATATATCATATTGAAAGATATTTTCAGAAATCTTTCTTCCAATAATCATCAGCAACTTCTATTTCTTTGATAGGTGAGATTTTCTTTGAATTCCAATATCTTCAAAATCTGTTTTCAGAATGTCATAGCTTCATATCACTTGAACGCATTCTCATTCTGAACTTTACGGCATTCTCATAATGTTTGAAGATGTGTTCGGTTTGTTCATCAAGATATTTGTCTTTGATGATAATCTTTCGTGCTTTCATTGATTGTGTATATAATGAAATAAAATTAGAAGCGATATTTGTGAGATTTCCAAGTTCATTCTTCTGTATATACGCTTCATTCTGCTCTTACATCTGAAAGTGAATCGATAATCGAGATTCACATAATCAACATATATTTCAAATTGTCTTCATAATTGCTGAATCTTTTCAATTTGAAGCAATGATTATGAATTCGATTTGCATATGTTCATATTTCTGATGTTCTATCATATCTATCGCCGTCATTATAATAGCGATAGTCAATCTTACAGATAGCTGTTGCAAGTTGCGTAGCTTTTGTAAGTCATTCTCATTCATCTGGCAAATAATTTCATTGCTCAATTTTTTTGTTGAACTCATTCTCTAATTGTTTCAAGGAATGATTGTTCATAAGGTCGATAGTTGTGTCTGTCATTTGATTGTGTAATAATAAGATAAATGTTTTGATAGGAAGAAGCTCTTACGCTTCTTCCAACCATTTCTTGAACTTTGCTTTGTCATTGTAAATCATCTCACTTCTTGCGAATGCTCGTAATAATCTTTGAATCTGGTCTTCAAATCTTTTGATTTTGTTCTCGATTCGCTCATTGTCTTTGATTTCTCCAAAGTGATTAGATAAATCACAAGCTTCTGTGTAAACAAGATTTGCGAACTTGTTCTCCAAGATGAATCTTTTGTCTGCTGATTCAAGCTCGAACAAGAAGTCTTCTAATCTGTTGTAAAGATTCATTCTTGAATCTGTGTTGTTTGTTGTGTCTGTCATTTGCGTGTTTGTAAAGGAATAAAGCTTTGTTTCGTGATGTGTTCTCACTATCACGATATAATTATATAATAATATGATATTCAAAATCAAGACAAAAGTCAAAAAAATGTATACTTTTTTTTATTTACTACTTTTCATTTTGTAAAAATGATATATAATAATAGTAAGCAAAGACAAGAAATATAGAAAAAGCGTAGTTCTAAACTACGCTTCTTTCAGTTTTTTATGATAAGAGTATTATGCTTGTCTTTACACATCGAACGATGAAGAATATCGTAAGAAATGTAATTCATCAATATATAAGACATCATATACATCATCAAAAGGCTTCTTTCATCTGATAATCATTACGAAATAAATCTAATATCTTCTTCAAGTAATTTCTCGTAGTTCTTCTTTGAGCTTTTTGTTTTCCTTTACTATTGCTTCTCTTTCGCCGATTTTGTGTTCTTCTAATATATTATATTTCTTTAATAGTTCTCAATACGCTTTTATGAATTTCTTCAATTCTTCATTCAAATATTTGTTTTCTTCTTTCAGAATTTCATTTTCTTTTCTCAACACACACAAGTCATTATTTAATATTTTTCACTCAATATAGACAAAATCTAAATCTGATTTCAGCTTTTTATTTTCTTCTTCTAATCTCTTATTATCTTCTTCTAAATCTGCACATTCTTGCTCTAACATATTTATTCTATCTAATTCATAATCTCCTGTATGTTTCATTCTCTCCATAGGTAAATAATATAAAAGTCTGATTATTTACTAAAGTATTCTTTAGTTTTTATTGCCATATCTAATACATCAAGGTATACATCGTCACAAGCCATTCGTTCTTCTACTTTTATATTTGGTCGGTACTTTCATAGTTTATTCATAAGTTCGGCTACTCTCTTTCTCTGTTCTACTTCAGCTTTCTTTTTTTCTTTTTTCATTTTCTAAGGGTAAATAATATAAAAGTCTGATTAGTCTAAAGTGTTACAATTCTTCAATCTCAAAGTATGAATACATCAAATACATTATCTACGATTATATGTTTTACTTCTTTGTCCCATCTCCTAATATCTGGAATTGCTATATTTCATATCTCATTTAATTCATATTCAAACTCAAATCATAATTCAGATTTCTTTTCTTTCCATCGCAACCATTTCTTGTAGTATGGTTTCCAATATTCTCAACCAGTGACTTTATGGCTTTTGAATTTTTTTAATCTTCGTTTCATACCTTAATGTTTTGAAGTAAAAAGTCTTTAAGCTCACTCTCATCTTTCAAGGAACTTTCTATTAGTCGGTATTGATAATTTCTCATATATCGCCATTCTGTTAGGTCTTCT